ACTTTTTCTATATCTAACATCAGAAGAATGGTAGTTTGGATTTCTGTGTGGTTTCTAAGTTTTCTTTAATCAACTCATTGAGCATGGCACGTTCATGATAGCTCATGTTCATCACATCCTCGTAAGAAGCCCCTCCTCGCATGTACCATGACATTTTGAGTCCTTGCTTGCGCAATGAGTCAGCCTCCTGATCCATTTGTTGGACCAACTTGTCAATTTCTTCGTAGCTTAAGGTCAGGAGGCGTCCGCGAAAAAACTAGCCATGTCCAAGGTCAATGGTTGACTGTACTCATGATTGCAATTGTTGCACTTGATCTGCAGAGGTTTGAGTTCACTGACCTGGCGCAGTTTGATCACATGATCTCTGATTTGATTAAACAATGTTCGATCACAGTTGTTCAAAAATTCTTGAATAAATTCTGGTTCAGTAACCAGTGCACTGGGAGTTTTAATGCCAGAAATACTGTGTTTGAGAGCATTTACTGTGAGCTCAGTGATGCGCTTGAGTGCAGCATTGAGCTTTTTTATTTTCTCATCATCAGGAAGATCAGATCCAGGAATCATCTGAATCATTTTTTGTTCTTCAAACTGTGTGGCATTGGTTTCCTGCTGATGTCTGTAGCTAATAGGTTGAAAAAATATCTGTAGATCGCCGTGATTGACGCTGTGTTTAAAATCAGGAGTTTGCAGTTGATCTAACACTGTGCGCAAATCCAGTTTGTATTCGCCTTCGTTTTGACAAGCCGGGCAAACAGATTCCATTTCTAATTCGTGCCCGTAGCTGGCAATTCGAATAGCAACCAAGATACTGTTGATATCTGATCCAGGAGTGTCCCAGGCGTTGGTAATGTTGGGAATACAACTCTGAATCACTGACACCACAGCTTCTCCGTTGAATAGTGCATCTGGTGTGCGATATGTGATCTCGTCGATGGCAGTCATGGGAAAAACTGGCAGCTCGCCGTTTTGTGTGGAATTTAGCGACTCAGGCGGCCAAAAATCTCCGCCACTGGGCAATCTAAGATAGATGCTGGGACGACGAAAATATTGACGTAGTGGGTTAGCAGATTGGTTCATTTGTTACCTATAAATATACTTCTACTTATAGGTAATCAAGCATGGCCGACGCAAATCAGCAAGCACAAGAACTAGCAGACTTAATGAGCCGGGTAAACCGGGAGATGGAACTGTATGGCCGCATGCATCAAAGCACCTCTGAAGAAGTGCAAGATGCTGCAATGAAAAGCAAATACGGCATTACAAATTTTACCAAAGGCACAAATACTGCTGCTGATGCTCTAGCCAGTGTAGCTAAGGCTGGTGTAGAAGGCGCCAAGGCCATGTATGAAGGTAAAAAAGGTGCCGCAGCGTTCAACAGTTCCATTGATGAGCTATCCAATGCTGCTAAACTGGCAGGTGCTGCTCTTACACTGCTGATTCCTGGTGGCCCACTAATCAAAGGTTTGATCGCCGGTCTTACCGCAGTTACAGCAGCCACAGCTGAATACATCAAAGCAGCCAATGTCATGGCTGATAAAATTTATGATGGCTACAGCAAATTAGCCAAAGCTGGCGGTGCTGCCAGCGATGGCATGACAGGGGTGTACCAAGGAGCCAAAAAACTAGGCTTGTCAATGAACGAGCTTGACAGCTATGTTGGTCTAATAGCAGACAACGCAGGTGATTTGACCCTGTTTGCTGGCAGTGTAGCAGATGGTCGCAAGAAATTTGAAGACATGGGTGCTGCCATGGAACCCTATCGCAAGGGTTTAATAGCAGCTGGTTATACTCAACAAGAAATCAACGATGCCAGCATGCAGTATCTGCGCCTGCAAAGTCGCATAGGGCAATCACAGAATTTAACTACCAAGCAACTAGCAGAAGGAGCAAACGCATATCTTAAAGAACAAGATGCTCTTACTAAACTAACTGGTATGAGTCGCAAAGAACAAGAACAAGCACTAGAAGCAGCACGTAGTCAACAGCGTTTCCGTGCCAAGCTGGAAGAAATGCGTAACTCAGGCGATGCGCAACAAATCAAAGCTGCCGATGACATGGAAGTGACCTACAAGATGCTGTACAAGCGCAGCAAAGAAGCTGCTGCTGGTTATGGAGATTTGGCCACAGGCATGATGGGAACTGATGCAGCTATGAAATTGTATCAAAGTACCCAAGGCGAAGCATTGAATATTTTAGACAAACAAAAAGCTGGTCAACTTGATTCTATTAAAGCGTTTGAACAAACAGGCAAGGCTGTTGGACGAGTAACAAAAGAAATGAATTACCTATACCAAATGGGGGTAGGTGAAGACACAATGCTCAAAATCAACGAGGGTGCCGAACTTGGTATTGCTGCCAACAAAGATCTCAGCAAAGAATATGAAAAAATTCGTGAAGATCAAAAGAAACAAGGAATGGAGGGCGGTAAAGCAGCCGACGGTATTACAGATCAATATGCTGAAAACATTAAAAAACAGCAAGAGCTCAACAAGAAAATGGAAGATGCTGTGTTTGTGGGCATTGACAAAGCTCTGAGCGTGACTGAAAAACTAGGCAACGTTACTAATTTTCTAGCAGATCAGTTTACTACACTAAGCAAAGCATTGAACAAAGTACTAGGCTTCTTTGGACTTGGAGCTAAAGAACCAGCAAAAGAACAACCAAAAACCGCACAAGAAACCAAAGCCGCCGCAGCCACTGGCAAAGAAAGAGACGTTGCTAAACCACTTAAAGAACGTGTAGATCTGTTAGCCCAACAACTAGAAGTTGAAGAAAAAGCTCTCAAAGACGCCAAACGTGCTGGCAAGTACGGTGAAGAGCTCAAACCTCTTGAAGAAAAAATTGCCAAGAACAAAGAAGAATATGCCAAGGCTTCGCAGTCGCTGCTAGATCAAGAAAAGAAAATTGCAGACGCGGCTCGAGAAGAACGCAAAGTAAGGCAACAACAACGACTCGATCAAGGAGAATTGGCTCGCCTGGAAACCATGAATGTCAGCGAAGTTGAACGTCTGGCCAAACTCAATGAAGAAAGAGCCAATCTTGCTGCCAAAGGAGTTAGCACTGCTAAAGTTGAACAAAAGATTACTGACACCAAAGCTAGCATTGAAACAAGATCAGGACAGATATCAACGCTCAAAGGCAAGTTAGCCCCGGTAGCAGGTGGAGGAGCAGCACCAGCAGCAGGTGGAGGAGCAGCACCTGGAGGCAAACAAGAACTACCATCAGGTGTAGCACCTAGCACAGCAGGTGGAGGTCGCGGTACAGCTAGACCGCCTGTCATGGGAACTGAAGGCGGCAGCAGTGGAGAAGAATCTAAACCCAACGTTGACAAACTACTAACTTTTACTGAACGTTCGGGCAGCAAATCTGCGTTTGAAGGCCTAGATCAAACTTTTAAAGATGCTGTAATACGAGCCGCAGAAGAATACAATTCAGTCACAGGCAAAACTATTCAAATCAACAGTGCCAAGCGTGATCCAGCTGATCAAGAAAGGCTCTATGCTGAAACAGTAAAACTAGGAACTCCGGGAAAAGGTCCAACAGGCATGGCAGTGGCCAAACCGGGACGCAGCTTGCACGAGCGTGGGCATGCAGTTGACATTCAACAGTTCAAAGATCCAGCTGCTGTGGCGGCATTTAACAAGCAAGGCCTATCTCAAAAGGTTGCCGGTGATCCTGTGCATTTTCAGGCCAAAGAAGGTGCAGTGCTCAGTGGGCCAGATTCTGGATACCAACCATCAATCACCATGCACGGCACTGAAGCTATTATCCCACTCAAAGACGGTGCTGTTCCAGTAAGTTTGTCAGGCAGTCCTAGCTTTAAGCTAGATACCGCATCTCTTTTCAACGGTGCTGCCGGCCCAACATCTTCAGAAGATAATCTTCAGAAATTGCCGCAGATATCAACACCTTCTTTTGCTTCTGTGTCAGCTAAGGACATGAGTTTTGGTATTGAAGAAATGCAGTCAGAATTGTTGACCTCAATCATGGATGCACAATCTGCAAGCACAGAAAAAATTACTCCAGAGCTGCCCGAAGGATTGTCTGCACCTGCATCGATTCGAGATCTCGTAGCAATACTACAAGAAAACTCCAATCGAACTGGCGAAATGGTAGAGCTGATCAGCGAACTGTTACGAGCACAAAAAGATCAAAACAGCATCAGTGGACGCTTGTTGCAAGTGGCCACAAACTAACGGTAAATAATACACCATGGCAGATCAAAACAAAACCGGCTGGAAAAAATATTTCAAAGTTGCTGACACTTCAGGCAGTATGGGCCCAATATCGGGTAGATATTCTGATGGATATCCAGGCTACGGAAAAAACGATGGTACCAGTAGCCGTGCTGATCTAGTGTTTCGTAACTATGCCAGTCGCCTGCCTGAAGTGTATTCGGGACACCCCAACCGTATTGAACGTTACAATCAGTACGAAAACATGGACATGGATTCAGAAATCAATGCGTGTCTGGACATCATTGCTGAATTTTCAACACAGATAAACGAACAAAACAATACACCATTTGACATTCAGTACAACGACAAGCCCACGGACCATGAAATAGACATCATTCGCAAACAGTTACAGCAGTGGGTCAAGCTCAACAAACTGGATCAACGCATCTTTAAACTATTTCGCAATACCATCAAGTACGGCGACCAAGTGTTTGTACGTGACCCAGAAACATTTGAAATGTACTGGGTGGACATGAGCAAAGTGGCTCGAGTGATTGTGAACGAATCAGAAGGCAAGCGTCCTGAACAGTATGTGATTCGTGACATCAATCCCAACTTTCAAAACATGAGTGTGGCAGCAAAAACTACCACAGACTACATGACCAACCCTACTACAGGGTCTGTGTCGGGCAACACCAACTATACCATGCCCAACGGCGGCACAGGCGGCGGTGTAGGTAACAGTCGTTTCATGCAGGCCATGAACGAAGTGTGCTTGGATGCCAAGCACGTGGTGCACATGAGCTTGAACGAAGGTCTTGATGTATTTTGGCCTTTTGGTCGATCGATACTAGAAAACATTTACAAAGTTTTCAAACAAAAAGAACTGCTAGAAGATGCTATCTTGATCTATCGTGTGCAACGTGCTCCAGAACGTCGAATCTTCAAAATTG